GGTTAGAATGATATCCTCCAGCTCCCTCAACAGCCGCTCATCAAGCTCGAATAGCGTTCCCTTCTCCTCAAGGTCGTAAAGCTCCCCCTTCGAGACTTTCATGCCGGCGTCGCCCGCCCTTCTGAAATTTTCAACGTACCAGGACCGCGAAGTCTTTACCCATCGTTCAGCCTCTTTTTCCTCATCGAGAAGCCTTTCCGCGCTAACCTCGGAAAGATACTGTACGCCCTCAAGCGCTTTCTTCACGCGGTCGGCTTGGTCATGGAGATATCTCTTGGAAATTTGAATGAGCAACCGCTCTTTGGCCGTCACCCGGGCCTTGAAATTCATCCACAGGGCTTTCTTCCTCTCGGGCGCTTGCCAGAAGCTTGTTTTATTATCGAACGGTAGAATAAGCGCTTTATTATCTGCGGACCCGCCGTTTTCCGGCGCTTCTTCACCCAACACGATAAAGCTAATCGGTATGTAAATCTTGTCGCCTTCTTTGCCCATGACGTCGTAACCGATCGCTTCTCGCCTCTCATTCAGCGTTAACCACCAGGCCAGATTGACACGCTCCCAAAGCTTATTTCTATCTTCCTGGAGCGCCTCTATAGCATCGCGGTTATAATCGAGCCTGAGCCGGTCCCCATAACGGGGAGTAAGCCAGTTGTTTAATTCGTCCCGGAGAAAACTCATGATCGGGAGAATGCCTTCCATGTAGAGAGCCTTTCTGGCCTCTTGATAATTTGAATATGTCGCCGCTTCGGTATCCCCGAGCAGAATTGAAGACACGTGAAGAACAGCCGCGATCCGCCGGAGCGTCAGCTTATCGCTCTGAATCCAGTCCGCGTCCTTCGGGCTGATGGCAAACGGCTTCCAATCAACATCGCCTTCCATGAAGAGAGGTCGGCCAGCGCTTTGATAACCGGCGAAAGATTCCATCGTGTTTTTCTTAAAGGCTTGCCTCTCTTCGTCATCCCGGAATTTTGTGAGAATTTTAAAAGCCCCGGGTGGCCTCATATCGTTCTGGAGAAGCCGCATGTTCCATATTTGACCCATATTCGTAATATCAATCCCACGCGCCGCAACCTCAAGCGGTGAGAGGCCGTAAAAATCGTCCAGGGGCGCAAAACACTTCAGGTGAAGAGTATCTTTCGGCTGATATACGTCCGGATTTGAAGGGTTGGCATAATGAGCATACCCGCCGATTGGCTCAAACTTCGTCCCGGGGATGATCTTGACGCGATGGGGTTTGAGATTCCAGAGCTCTTTCGGCGGTCTCCCATTCTCTGGTCCAATCGCTATTGTGTAATTATTGCCGGCTATGAGAAAGAATGAGAGAAGTTCCTCGATAAATTTAAACTGGCCATAATATCTATTTGGTCTATCTATGAGATCAAGCAACGCATGCTCTTCCATCTCTTCCAGCCTTCCCCGTGTTGGGCCCCGCTGCGCGGAAGACATTGGTACTTTGTAGAGAATCCAGGGAATCGTCGCTCCTCCCTGGGCGATCATGGAGACACAAGCATAAATGGCCATACATTGCTCGTATCCGGATCGAGCCAAGTTAGCGATATCCTTCTTCGTCCAGATGGGCTCCTTGCCAAACATAGCCAGAAGGGCGGCCATTGGGGAACCCTGCTTTTTGGAGAACCCTGCCGCAAGCCTCGATAAGAAGCTCATGATCCGAGGCTCCATATTCTCGGCCGCGCTTCGGGGTTCATGCAGTGCGTGCAGATTCCGTACCTCACGGCGCTCATGGCGTGGTCATTTATCTTGATCGGTTCCGGCAAGAATCTTCCATCCTTGTCCTTCCTCCTTGTGTAGCTCTTCTGCTCTCTGATGATGTTTTCGCTGCCATCGATAATGTGGATTTTCTTTGTCAGAAGGAAGTCGATTCCCGCCCTCACGGAATCGGGTCCTTTTTCCGATGGCTTCGCATTAAGCCCGGCATCGCAGAGTTCCTGGATAGATTTTGGCTCAGCCGAATCCCAGTAGGTGTCATCCATTCGTTTGACGCCGAGATTCAATGTTTTTTTAGCAAGCTGCTGATTCGTCAAACTGGTTTCATAGATGATTTCCTCAAGCCAGAACTCGTCAGCCTTGCGGTAGATGCGAACAAGGGCTGCCTCGTTGACGCTATAGCCAAAATCTCCGCCATAGAAAACCTCATCTGGGTTATCCGGTGCCCTATCCACGATATCCCAGTTGAAGATTATTCCTTCGAGCTCTCCCCATTCGCCACGGAAAAAAATATTATAAAGATTCTCATTATGGTCTTTGTAAGCTTTGAGCTTCTCTATCTCCTCCGGTTTAGCCCAAGGATTGTCCAGTACCGTATAGAGGAGTTTGTGAATATTGCCGTTGCCGTTGTTGTTCGTCTCGTAAAAGCGTTTGAATACCCATGAAGTTTTTCCCACAGGGTTGAAATCAAAAATGAACTGAGGAGAGGAGCTTTTCCCCCCGCGAATCCGCATGTTGAGAATGTCGAAGTCGTACTCCCGGAGTTCCGTGATCTCATTCACCCAGATGAAGTCGATGTCCGTCATGGACTTGGCCTTGATGTAATCCTCCTTGTTGTTGAGGCTCAGGAAGTCTATCGTGAGGTTCAGAAACTTCGCTCGGCCTAAAGTCGTGTTCACATCGAGCGGCAGGGCGAAAACTTCTTCAGCCCGCTTTTCCAAAATATAGAGAATGGTCTTCTTCAGACTCGGCATAGTGCGTTTAACACAAACGGCCCGGAGCGGGACATCTCTTTGAAGAAGTGGTTGAAGAAGCAGTTTGTCGACTATACTGTAGGTCTTTCCCGCGTTCGATCCGCCTCGCACGGCCAGAATCGGAGCGGTCGACTGGAAAAGCTCGGTATGCTTCCAGTTCAGCTTGCGGTTGAGGTTGATTTCGGTCATGTTATTTTAGGCATGTATTTTTCGGATAGCTTATAAAGAACCTCACCCAAGGCCTTGGCTTCTTCGTTGAACATCCCGAGGTGTCGGCCAAGCAGTTCCAATGCCTTCAATTTGTCGTGAAGCTCGAATCGCACCTTATCGTAGACGGTAACTTTCGTTCCATCGGCATCTTCTTTAATGACGCGATCTTCTTTTATTGATTTCAGGGCTCTCCGACTTTCCCCGGGCATATCCTTAAATCCTCTGGCCATGATCGCGCCAGTATCCGGATTAATAGCTAAATGATTTGCAAGGTCTGAAAAAGCACAAATAGCTAATTCTTTCAATACACGCTCTGCAGTTATCTCTACTCGTTTTGCTTGTTCCTTCTGAATTTTAGCAATGGCCTTCTTGACTTTAACAACCTTTAACAAACGAGAGGCGGCGGCAGAGGCCGCCTTTTCTGCCCCTCCAGCTCGCCTATAGGCTTTTGCGCCATTAAGATCAACGAGATATTCTCTAACAAACCGCTGGCGGAAAGGAGATAGTGTAGTAACTTTAATACTCTTTCTCACTTCAATCCCTTGATGGTATCCGTTTTAAGAGCTCCTTGATGTCGGTCTTCATCTCTTTGATAATCTCATCAATGTTCCCCTGTTCCACTTTGAGCCTTACGATCTCCTTCCCCTGCTCTATGCAAATCGGCGCTGTTCCCGGCTTTAAATTGTTAGGGTCATTGTTTTTCCTGCGGTCGCCATTCTTTTTGAATTGCCTCGACTTGAAATATTCCCTTACTGCGAGTCCCGCAACGCTTATCAAGGCCATGACCGCCGCGCCGTCAAGGATGATGGTCGATGTGCCCCTTGCCGCTTCTGACGCTTCGAGAAGCGCTATCATTTGCCCACCAATCCCTTGATGAACCTGCGGAAAAGGATGGCCCCGACTATAATAACAGCGATAGCCCCGATGATTATTCCGATAACCATTCAGCTCTCCTTTTTCTCCAGGAGCTCCTGGCACTTTTTGAGCTCAAGCTGGAGCCGCTTCACCTCGTAAGCCAGGTCGATCAGCTTGATGACGAAAGCCGGGGTCACAATGTTATAGGCACCAAAGATATCCGCCCCGACGTCAAAAGTCATGATTGCAATCCGATAATCTTTAGAGGCGTCGATCCCTTCTTTCCATTTCGGAATCCCCTTCTCGATCGATCCCACGACTTGTGAGGTCCCGACAACCTTCACTTCTCCTATCGGGACCAGAATGGGCTCAGACTTCTTACATCCCGATGTCGTCAAGAATACGAGCAGCAATAATGTTGATAGCGGCAACATCGCCACGTACCGCCGCCAACGCAGTTTGCTTCTCCTTCGCACGCTCTTCCTCCAATTTCCCAATTTCGCCTTTTATTTTCTCAAGCTCCGATGGCTTAATCATGGGTAGAAGTTTTAGAATTAATTCCAGGATCAGACCGAACTCACTCACGCCGCCTCCAAAAATGGATCGACGATCTTGAAATTGACGCCTCGATAAGTCAGGGGCCGCATTTTCACGAAAGCATTTTGTTTTATGGCATCAGCCAAAGTTACCGTCGCCGAACCTCCACCCGAAGCCCCAATGACGAAGTCGCTATCGACCATCATTTCAACGTGTTTAGCTTGATCTTCGGTATTGAACCAAAAGACAAGGCAACCCTCGTATCCCTGCTCGACCTCGAAAGGCTTGAAGATCGTATAGAGATCATGGGCAGTATAATCTTGGCCGGGGCCTAAAATTCCAATGGCCTGGAGAATTTCGATCATGAGACCAGAACAATCAAACGATGAAAAATCATCTCCCCCCCAAGCATAAGGCGTGCCTATCCAATGTTGAAGATACTCCACCGCCTTTGTACGTAGATATGCGGCTTTCAAAATGTCGCCCATGCTTTGATTATAAAGGATTGATTTTTGTGAACTTCAAGAAATGTCCGAAAAGGACAGATTTTTGGATTTTTAGGACAAAAAAGCGTCGATTTTAGCCGTTTTCGTGGGGGAATTTATATCTTGACAAAATATCGTTGATTTGCTTAACGGCTTCAATAACGGCTTTCGCGAAGGATTTCATTGCCTTGTCAACAAATCTTTTTATTTGAGCATAAGTTATCTCATAACCACAGTTATCGCATTTAATAAAAATCGGCCATTTGGCAAGCTGGGCTTTTTTCCTCCCACAATTTGCGCATTCAAAATACACCTCTGATTTCATTTTTCTATCTCTCTTATCTCAAAATCATTTTTCTTCTGGCAAAATATCTCCCGAGTGCAGGATTCAGGAAGCAATATTTCCCAGACTGACTGGATGTCCGTTTCGGTTATGCGATCGACGACGACGCGAATGAATCGCACTTCACGACTTCTTGTTGCGATAAAACAGAAGGTCTTGTTATTGGATTCGATTATTTTATAACCTGTTTTGGTGAAATGTTCAATAGCTTTTTTCTTGGCCCGTTCCAACCGTTTTTTTACCGCTTCGTTAGGCATTTTTCAATTACCGTTCAGTTTTTTGGGAATCATGAATGCCGGTTTCGCTATCCTCGATCCCTGGCCGCCGGCTTCTTTTTCTTTCTGTTTCTTTGCTTCCTCGATTCTTGCCTTATATTCCTCATCCGGCATGTGTTCGGCAATGGCTACTGCTTCGGTCATGATCATAATCTCATGGCCGTTCATCGCCTTCTTTTTTAAAGCGCGGCCCGGCTTCCATTCCTTTTCCTCGATCTTTTCCCCATTAATCACAAGATTTATCCCGTTTTTAAAGATTATTACGATCGGCACGTCTTCCTCCTTTTATCCGCCTCGAACGATTCCATGATAAAACTCAAGTCCTCCTGGCACGTGGCTACCCCGGTGAAGTCTTGGAACCTGTACCATTCGCTGTCGCACCTATAGACAACAAAAATAAATTTGTCGTTCCACCCCTTGAGCCGCCCCCTTTCAAGCTCGCCGCCATACCCGCGGTATTCGACCCATCGCCCGATATCTTCCTTTCGCAATTTCGCTATGTCAATCACCGCCACCCTCCCTTTCCTCGACCTCATGGCCGAGTTCAGTGAGCATTTTCTTTAACAAAATCTCGGCATCATAATCTTCAGTGAAGCCGGAGAATTCTTTCTTCCATCTCTCCACAAACTCCTTGCTTACTGCCATGTTCTCAATCAGGCGGCGGATGGCAGCATATTCCCTAAAATTTTTCCGCTTTTGTCCTGATTTTCCCCAGTTGTCATAAAGATTTTGAAGCATTTCATTTCGCGTCGGCTCATTCATCCTCTCCCTCCTTTTCTCGGCTTGATCTCATCCGTGGCCCAGACCAGAAATAGAAAAAGCCAGGCCAGAAGACCCAAAAGACCGCAGGCCAGAATCAGTTTTTGCATCTCAATACCAGCTGTGGCTTTTGTCGTCTTCCTGCGGCCCTTCGGCCTCTCTCCCGCCGGTGATGAAAATGCAGATAGCAAAAACGCCGAGAAGAAATCCTCCGAATCCCACGATCAAAATCCACCACCAGTAAACCATGTAGCCTCCTCTAAGAACCGGGGCGAGACTCCGTTAATGGTCAACACCGAGACTGTGCCAGATAACGGATGATAAGCCCCGCCCCGGTTCTTTTTCTTACCCGGTTGCTGTTCGGGTTCTCGCGGCGCTCGACTTCTTGAATGCCCAGGCAAAAAGCAAGCCCAGGACTACTCCGAGAACGGCATTGATCGTCTCGATCGGCAGGTTCCATCCGAATCCAGCAGCGGCTGCTGTGAGGATGGCGGAAATGAGAGTGACCCAGAATTTTGGATCTTTCCATTTGTCCGCCTGCGCGCCGATCTTTTTCAGGTCCAGCTTTGCCTCAAAAAGAACATAGGTCAAAATCACCCCGAGTCCGGTCGAAATGGCCGCGGCATCGAGATCCAGCCCGAATATTCCTTTGAGAAAAACCAAAATAGCGCCGATGATCCCGAGGATGGCAGTGAGAGTTTTGCGACTCATGTTTGTCTCCTTTCATAGAATTTTTTTCGGATTACTTTTCCGATATCCTTAAACGCCTCGCCCGTAAAGAGCTTGACGTTGATGTCTCCGGTTTTGGTCTTTTGCCAGAGCTGCACCTGAACAAAGTTTAGATTCCAGGGGTATTTTTTCAGCTCGTCGAGACGCTTTTGGACGCCAGAATCGAGCGTCGCCTGGATGAACAGCGGTTTCTCATCGGCCTTAAGACAGATACAATCGCAGCCGAAGATATCATCCCCTTTCGTGATCAGCTTGCCCGGGCCGATCATTACGGCCTTCCGGCCGCAAACATGGACGACATAGCCGCGCTCCTGGAACCAATCCCGAACCCAAAGCTCAAACTCGCGGCCAGAGGCACGGTTGCTTTTCGACTCGCTCATCTCATCCTCGTCTCTTCTGAAATTTTAATGCCTGTAGAAGCAATTGAATATCATCCGCGAGGAGCGAGTTTTTCTCCCTCACCGCCTCTGCAAAAGCCGCTGCGCCCGCCCTGCAAGCATAAACATATCGCCCATCATCTATGCGGAGAACTATGAATCTGGCCATTGGATCGATCGGCTTTCCGCTTGTTTTAGAGATCACGTATTTGTTATAAAGTCCTTTCATTCCCGATTCCTTTTCACTCATCAGCGGGCTCCTTTTAACCGCCTACAGGGTAATTCTTTTCTTGTCACTTTAACGCCCGCCGTCTCCACTATTCCGACTATCTTATTGACGAAATCATCCATCGACATCGGCTTCAAATAGATTTCCCGTTCCACAAGCTTATAAATAGTGGCGCGATCAACCGTTCCTTTTCTATCTATGATTAACTCAACTCTCATCGGCGGACTCCTTTCTTGGCTTTCCATCAGTCAATAATCGGCCTTCTATATAGGCTTGGTAATATCGATATCCTTTTTGCCATCGCTTTTTAGCATTTTCCGATTTTGTTAACCAATGACAATTAGAAGGACAATAATTTCCATTGCTATCAATCCGATCAATCGTAAGATTATCCTGATAGCCGCTTGTCAAAGCCCATTTTTTAAAGACTGGATAATTCGTCAGCCATTCACTGCAAACCTTGATACCTTTTCCCCCATAATATTTAAATGCTGGTTCTTTTGGGTTATAACAGCGATCTTTCATTGAAATCCATGTGATATATAGTCTGGCCGGATTCCGTATCGATTTATCGCCGTGTTTTTTATGATTGAGTCCCATTTGACGAGTCACTTCTTTTTGTAAACAGCCACAACTCTTTGTGCTCCCGAAACGCAGAGAACGACCTTCTATTTCGACCAATGTTCCACAATCACATTTACATAACCAAATTGCGGACTCATGCTTTGTTTTATTCTGATCAGAAATAACTTTCAGACGACCAAAACGTTTTCCAACCATATCAATTTTGCTCATTGTTTTCCTCGGCGATGCTTTTCTCGGCGATAACTTCAGTAGAATAGTTTTTTAGTCTACTTTTCATCTCGGCCACTCCTGAATTAGCGATTCTCCCCAAATTTCACGGAGATTATTTT